CTTCTGCAGGCTTTGGATTTCCCGGTAAGAAAGGAAAGTACATTTGCCTTGCGGAAGATTCTGATTTCCTGCGCGTTCCTGTTGAGAGTGTTGAAAAAGTCCTGTTGGATGTCACACAAGCTCTTGAGAAAGGCGAGCAGGTGGGATTTGTGTACGTTGCTTCTTTGAAAGATGAGCCGAGAGAAATCACAAAGTGCAGGAATGGCAAGACGCGAGTTTTCTTCATTTCCCCACTACCTCTCCTCATTCTGCAGCGTATGTTTCTTTCACCCTTCTACACTCTGATGGTTCAGCACGCTCAACTCTTTTGCACTGCACTAGGAGTTGCTATGCACACTGATGGACATTTGCTCTATGAACGGTTGAAAGCGTTTTCTCCTCTTTGGATGGAAGGAGATTACGGTGGATACGACATGCAAATGCCTTTCCAAATCGGACAGGCTGCCTCATCCGTGGTATACCAAGTGCTGAAGCGATGTGGCTACAACGAATCCGCTTTGACAATAGTAAAAGGAGTCCTAAATGAAGGGCTCCATCCGCATATTGCAATGAATGGAGACCTCTACACTGTCCCGGCACTGCAGCCTTCTGGGAAGTACGCCACCGCCGAAGATAATTCGTTGAGAGGCTTGGTCATGCTCATGTACGCGTGGTACTCTCTGCCCCCTACACGTGATCTTGATTTCTTCGCACACGTCATGCCTCTATTGTATGGAGATGATATGTTGGCTAGTGTCAAGAGTGAAGTATCGGAACACTTCAACAATGTTGTGTATTCTGATTTCGTTGCTCAGGTGTTCGGAATGGAGTTTACCACTGCACAGAAGTCAGCAGTCTCTGAGAAATTCGTTGACCCAGACAAAGCATCGTTTTTGAAGAGGACATGGAGAGATCATGACTTTTTGCAACGCAAAGTTGCTGCTCTTGATCCCGACTCTATCTACAAGATGTTGTACTGGAGACTTCCGTCCTCGATGGTGACCGAGTCTGAGCAATCTGTCATGACAATGAACAGTGCTCTGTGGGAAGTTGCGCTTCATACTGATGAAGATTCTTTCTTAAGGCTACGTGATTGGGCGAAGAAAGTTTTGATAAGTAAGTGGCCAGTTTTGGCAGATTCGCTTGAAAGTGACTTGTGCACGTACCACCAGGTGTGTGCACGGATCTCACCGGAAAGCGAGCATTTGTTGAAACAGTGGAATGCAGAGCTTTCAGAATTGAAAGTCGACTTTCACGAGTTTAGAGGAATGTCTGGCGCTCAGATTCGTTCACTGGTTGCATATCATAATGATCACTTCTTTCGTGCACGTGCAGATGAATATCTCAGTGCCGCTTCTAGACGTGAGGAACTCTTATCAGCGATGAGTACTCTCCAGGTTGCTCGCTTGCGGGATGGAAAACCTGCTGTGCGATTGGAGTCGGAATTTATGATGAAGAGCGGGACTGTGTCAAGTGACCATGAAGAGAAAGTGATGAATTTGACTGACATCATGGGTGATACACCAAATCACTCAGGGTTGGGAATGTCTACTTTATTAGCTGTTCCTTCCACTCTCCAGCCAAGCACTTTTTTCGAAAGACCGATTAAGATTGCGACTCTCAATGTTCCGCTTAACGGTAGTCACAAATATTTCCTCAAGCCTTGGG